TACAATTAATGGAAGAAAACCAAACATGAAAATTATATCTGGTAATAGTAACTTAGTACTAGCAGAAGAAATAGCATCACATTGTTTTGCTACTCTAGTTCCTGCTGAAATCAAAACTTTTGCTGATGGTGAAAGTAGCGTAGAGTTTTTAGAGAATGTTCGTGGTGAAGATGTCTTCATTATACAAAGCACAAGTACTCCAGTAAACGATAATCTAATGGAATTATTGGTAATGATTGATGCGGCAAAGCGTAGTAGTGCTAAACGTATTACAGCAGTCATTCCTTATTTTGGTTATGCAAGACAAGATAGAAAAAGTGCAAGTCGTACCCCAATTACTGCAAAACTAGTAGCAAATCTAGTAACAGAAGCCGGTGCAGATAGAGTTCTAACGATGGACTTACATGCTGGACAAATTCAAGGCTTTTTTGATATCCCAGTTGATGATTTAACAAGTCGTATTGTATTTGCTAAAGATATTAAGAGACGATTAGGTGATAAAGCCTACAGTGGCACAGTATTTGTTTCACCTGATGCAGGTGGTACTATGAGAGCCCGTAAATTTGCTGATATGTTTCATGGAGACATTGCAATTGTTGATAAGCGTAGACCTAAAGCAGGTGTAAGTGAAGTAATGAATATTATTGGTGAAGTTAAGGGTCACCATGCTATTTTAGTTGATGATATTGTTGATAGTGGCGGCACATTATGTAATGCCGCACAGGCTATCATGGATGCTGGTGCTTTAAGTGTCCGAGCATACATTACTCACGGAGTTTTGACTGGTGATGCTTGTAAAAAGGTCGAAAAGAGTGTTTTACAAGAATTAGTCATTACAGATAGTATAGATTTCAGATGTCCTAGCAATTGCACAAAGACAAGAGCAGTATCTGTATCAAAATTGTTTGGTGAAGCAATTCGTAGAGTAAGTAATGAAGAAAGTGTAAGTTCACTATTTTATAATCAGAAGGTTTAACAAAAAAGAGGATATAATGGACGAAAGAATATTGCAAATTGGTACAATAATAGTTCATAAAACAACTAATAAGCAGGCTAAAATCACAGATGCTTATCATCCGCCAGATAATCCCTTTGTAGTGTCAATAACTTACAAATATGTAGATACGGACAGAGTTCGTACTATAATTGACAGTACTTTAGAGCATTTCAGTGAAAATTGGACTGTTTTAGAAGAAAATCCTGTTTAATTTGAAATAAAAACCCCAAAAACTTGACAAATCCTCGAATCAATGTATACTATAAGTATATTCAATAAAAGAGAGGGTTAAATATGGCTTATATATCTACAGAAGAAGTAAAAGCGGTTCGAGTTGCTCTTAAAGAGAGTTTCAAAAACAAAATCAAGTTCTCAGTTCGTAGAGAACACTATTCAAGCCTTAATGTTTCTATCATTTCTGGTGAAATCAACTTCTTTGACGGAAGTTTAGACCGAAAAGATAAGTATAATCCAGAGGCTTCAGCCCATAAGTTCGATGGTTATGAGCAAATCAATGAGTATTATCCTGAAAATTACGGTAAACACTCAGAACTATTCAAAAAAATTGTTGAGATTATGAAAACTGCACCTGCTAATATAAAAGGTGGTCGTGCTTGGTATGATAATTCAGATGCAATGACTGATTATTTTGATACTGCTTATTACACTCACCTTAACATTGGTAAGTGGGACAAGCCTTATGAATACAAAGGTGCGAAATAATTAAAAACTTGACAGATATCGTATCTGTGCTATAATATAGTTATATTAAACAATTGAGAGGGTTAAATATGAACATAGTAAAAATCGAAAACGGGTTATATAACAATACCGAAATCAACGGTTGCTTTCCATTAATCAAAGGTGTCACTAAGTCGAAAGACGGGTCATACTTTGTGAAAGTTAAAGTGACTGATTCTGATGAACGAGTTTTTGCAGGCCGTGATGCTTGTCGAATTAAGATTACTAATCAAGACCAAATCACCGAAGTTGAAGGCGATGCAGGTAAAGAATTAGTTGAAACAGAAGACCAAGCAATTGACCGAATTGCTGAACGTTTCTCTATTTTAGAAGAAATGACTGGTGCGACACTTGACGGAATTGTACGAGGCATGGTGGTTACAGGACCTCCAGGAGTTGGTAAGACATTTGGTGTTGAACAAATACTTGAAAAAGATAGTTTGTTTGATGTGATGGCAGACCGACCACTTCGACATACATTTGTTAAAGGTGCCATGTCGGCAATTGGTTTATACAGTACCCTTTACAAGTATTCGGACTCAAAAAGCATTGTAGTCCTAGATGATTGTGATAGTATTCTGTTTAATGAAGATGCTTTGAACATTCTGAAAGCCGCACTTGATAGTGGCAAGAAAAGACGTATTTCTTGGAACTCTGATTCAAACTTCCTACGCCGTGAGGGTGTTCCTGGTGAGTTCGAATTCAAAGGCTCAGTTATCTTTATTACAAACTTGAAGTTTGATAGTACTAGACAAACTAAAATCAAAGACCACTTAGAAGCAATTCTTTCTCGTTGTCATTACCTTGACCTTACACTTGATACTACACGTGATAAGATTATGAGAATTAAACAGATTGCACGTGATGGTGGTTTGTTTGATACTAAGGGTCTAACAAAAATCGAAGAGCAAGAAATTATTGAGTTCATGGTTGATGAACAAGATAGATTGCGTGAAGTTTCATTGCGAATGGCTCAAAAGATTGCTGACCTTCGTAACATGAATAAAGCAAGATGGAAAACTCTAGCGGAATCAACATGTATGAAACGCAGAGTTAATTCATAATAGTTTAAGAAAGGAGTAACAGTATGGCAAAACGTTTAGGTGATTTTATAATTTTTGTAGTGTTATCAGTAATAACATTTGGATTTTATCCTATATATTTCTGGGTAACACGAACAAAAGAACGTAACGATTTACTTGCTGAAATTTTAGTAGCAACTAGAAATAGGTAAAAGTTTAAAAAGTTAACCCCTCGGCGCCAGTAATAGAAATGTTACTGGCGTTTTTTTATGTAGAAAACACTTGAATTATCTGGTGGAATATGTTATACTAAGTTAAATGTTAAGAAAAGATACTAATGAATAAATGTACAATCATAATCAAGGACGAAGTAAACGTTAAGTTAGAAGGTCTTGACCCATCAACTCGTAGAAAATGCAGTGACAAATTGAAGTATTTCTTACCTCATGCATATCATATGCCTGCATATAAACTCGGTAGATGGGATGGCACAGTCCGCTTTTGTGATGTCGGTGGCAGAACATTTCTAAATCTATTAGATGATGTTTTACCAGTAATCATCGAACAAGGTTATGAGATAACCATCGATGATAGGCGTGAGAACGAAGAAATGAGTTTTCCTATTATAACTGAGAACTTCTGGGAGGGAATTACTTGGCCTGAAGGACATGCAAAAGCGGGCGAACCAATTATCTTAAGAGACTATCAAGTAGAAGTAGTAAATCAATTCATATCAGCACCACAGTGTTTACAAGAAATTGCCACAGGTGCAGGTAAAACGATTATGACTGCAACTATGAGTAGAGTAGTTGAGAAATATGGCAGGTCAATCATCATTGTACCAAACAAAGATTTGGTAAGACAAACAGAAGAAGATTACAGAAACTGTGGACTAGATGTTGGTGTGTATTTTGGTGACAAAAAAGAAGAAGGCAAAACTCATACAATCTGTACTTGGCAATCTCTCAATTCGTTATTGAAAAAGACCAAGAAAGGTGAAGCCAATATTATGGACTTCATTGATGGTGTGTGTTGTGTGATTGTTGATGAAACTCACCAAGCAAAAGCAGATGTATTGAAAGATTTACTTACTAGTGTATTTGCTAATGTGCCTATTCGTTGGGGTCTAACAGGAACTATTCCTAAGAGTGATTGGGAATCTGCTAGTTTACGTAGTTCACTAGGTGAAGTAATAAACAAACTTTCAGCAAAAGAATTACAGGACCAAGGTGTTCTAGCAAACTGTCATGTGAACATTGTACAGACACAAGAAACAGCAGTGTACTCCAATTATCAAAATGAAATGACATTTTTACTTGAAGACAAAAAGAGATTAGATTATGTTTCAGCCATGGTCAAGGATATTTCCAAAACAGGCAATACTCTTGTTCTAACAAATAGAATTAAAAATGGCGAAGCACTACAAGAACTGATACCAGAGTCCGAGTTTGTTCAAGGCTCTATGGCAGTAACAGATAGAAAAGATGCGTATAATGAAATAAACGCAGGTACTAATACAATCACAATTGCTACATATGGGGTAGCGGCAGTTGGTATTAATATTCCTCGTATTTTTAACTTGGTATTATTAGAGCCAGGAAAATCTTTTGTTAGAGTTATTCAGTCAATTGGACGTGGTGTTCGAATGGCAGAAGACAAAGACTTTGTACAGATATGGGATGTAACCAGTCGTTGCAAGTTTTCGAAAAGACATTTAACAGAACGTAAAAAATATTATAAAGAGGCTTCATATCCATTCACAATCGATAAGATTACATATTAAAGGACAATTATGAAAATATTAACACCAGATAACAAATGTTTTGAAATGGCAACATTACCAGAAGAGATTGATGATATTCGATACTGTGTAATGGATGTCACTGATAAAGACGACCCAGACTTCTTTTTTATTCCTTTAGTATTCATTGAAACTTTCAGTGCGCCTAGTATGAATATAAGTATTGGACCATACAACATTGAAATGCCAATTGACTGGAATATTATGATTGGCGAGGCAGACCTAGGAGTTTGCGAATTCATTCCTCTTACAAGTATCAATGAAAGAAAATTCGATACGCTATTGACAAATCCATTAAAAGGGTTTACAATGGATTGGCAACCAATTAAAGTTAACAATGTGTTTGCAGATGTGAAATGGTTCTTCCCTAAATTGAAGTATGGACACATTCTTGCAATACCATTAGAATATGGAGAAAGCCCAAAGTGTGCATATTTTGTAAAAGACTTAAATCGTATTCCAGACCAAATGACAAGTTATGACTTCTTTTAGTAACCATAGAATTGTAATAGACTCATATGAGAAATCTAGTATTGCTTATAATTGGTGTGTAGAAAATATTCCAGCATCTGATTGGATAGCAGTGACTACTAATAATGATGAGGCTTTTTATTTTAGTTACGAAAAACATGCTCAAAACTTTTTGTTTGTGTTTGGTGGAAGGTATTATCATGGCGACTAAGTTACCACTAAGTGATGTATTAAGTGCAATCGATAGAAGAGATTTCAATTGGTATGCTAACCTTGATGATGAGAAAAAGAAAGCATGGAGTAGTTGGCTATTCATTCGATATGTGAGTTCTACAAAGAGCAAAGATAGAGATGAACTATTACTCAATACGAATGAGTTCGTAAATAAGAACTATGGCGATATTCATAAACATGAAGAACTTGTTTGGAAGTTAATGTGTTTGACTGGCACAGGCAAGAAACAATTCCATGAATGGATTAAGCCACCAAATTCTAAGATAAAGAAAGATGCAATCTCACAGTTTGTATCAGAAACGTATCCTACACTGAATGGTAGAGAAGTAGAATTGTTTCTAAAGATGAACGATGTTTCAGATTTGAAACAAATGGCTGTTGACATGGGTATGTCAGATAAAGAAGTCAGTGAAATTTTTGAAAAGAAGAAAACAAAGAAGAAAAAATAAATGTTTGAATGTCAATATTGTCAGAAAAAATTCAAAGGTGAGAAGACCTTAATGGTTCATGTCTGTGAACCCAAAAGACGATACATGAATAAAAATGAGAAGTATTCTAGGTTGGCATTCTATGCCTTCAATCGTTTTTATGAAATGACACAAGCAGTTGGTAAACCAATTGAGTTTGATATGTTTGCAAAAAGCAAGTTTTATCTAGGATTTACTAAATTCGGTAAACATATCATAAATATAAATGCAATAAATCCTGAAGAATATATTGACTTTGTTATACGAAATAGTGTAAAATTAGATAAATGGACATCTGATTCAGTATATGAAACTTATATACAAGAACTGAATAGAAAAGAATCAGCGGACCGAGCAGTAGAACGAAGCATATTATTAATGCAGAAGTGGGGCGAAGAATATGATAGACCATTTAACACGTTTTTTAAAGAAGTCAGTAAACCATTGGCTATTCATTATATCAAATCAGGACGCCTTAGTCCTTGGGTTATTTTTAATAGTGATAATGGTGCTGAGTTGATTGATAGTTTTTCTGACCATGAGTTGACTTTAATAAATGAGAATTTAGAGCCAGCATTTTGGACAAGAAAATTCAATGCAAGAGCAGAAGATGTTCAGTTTGTTAAAATGATATTGAAGAAGGCAGGTATATAATGGCAATGAAAAAAGAAACTTCAGTAGTGGGTAGTCTACTAATACAGAAAGACCCAGAAACAGGTGAATTATATATAGAGTTACCAAAGGATACTTTGGCGAAGTTGGGTTGGACAGAAGACGATGATTTAGAGTGGATAGAAAATCCAGATGGAAGTTGGCAAGTAATCAAAAAGGAGAATAAGAAATGAATCCAGAAGATTTAATGATAACATTAGATACAGATACAGATAGTTCTGATAGTGGTTACATATCGCCTACTACAATAACACTTGATGATAATTATTGGAGTGATATGGTAACTGATACAAGAGACCAAGAAGCATTCAAATCAATAAATGACAGACTATCAACTATTGAAAGTCGTTTATCAATTCTTAAACCAGACACAGAGATGTTATCAAAATATGAAGTATTGCAAGATATTTACAAACAATACAAGGCGGCAGAAGCATTGCTTTCTGGACCAGATGCGGAGACAGAATGAAAAATAATAGAAAATATACATGGGATGGTGTAGAAGAAGCAGTCAATTCTATCGCAATGCAAATGTTTAAAGATGAATGGCGACCAGATTACATTGTGGGTATAACTCGTGGTGGTTTAGTGCCGGCAGTTTTACTTTCACATACTACTGATATCCCAATGAAAACATTATGTGTTCAATTAGAATCAGATGGCTTAGAAGCGAATACTGAACGAAATGCTATCATGGCTAAACATGCATTAAAAGAATATAAGAAAATTCTTATCATTGATGATATCAATCGAGGCGGTGATGCACTACAATGGATTCAAAATGATTGGCAAGATGCTATGGGTTTCTCAGGTGACTACACGCCAGAACAATGGCATTCAAATGTAAGATTTGCTTCACTAATTGATAACCCTAATTCAAAAGTTCCTATGGACTACTGTAACGAAGAAATTGATTTAGATGATGAAGAACTCTGGGTGGAGTTTCCGTGGGAGAGTTAATCAGAAGAAATCCACTTAGAACACAAGAACGTCTTATGAGACTTCGTAGAATTGTAGGTCCTGAGAAAAACCCTAAAAGACGTTTTGCTTCTGATTTTGATAATGATGATTATTTAAAATGGACTGCTATCTCGTCTGATAAAATAGATTACGAGTTGAAGCCATTAGTAAGAGGCGCAGGTCGATTAGGAGAACTAGTTGATTGGTGCGATGACAATTGTAATGGAATATATGTTATAGGAAAAGGTGATAAGATATATTTCGAAGATGAAAATGATGCGGCAATGTTCGCTTTGGTGTGGAAATGAATGTAGTAAAAACTGATATTGATATTGATGTAGTGAGTAGAGATGATTTGCTTGTACACTTCAAGCACATACCTGCAATTATAAAAAAGAAAGACAATACATATGATAAACATAACAGCGGTGTATATCTTCAGCCTATTCCATTTGACCAACTTACCGGTCTTTCATCAATTGATTATAAAGAAGCAGAAGACAGAGGATACTTCAAGTTAGATTTTCTGAATAACTCTTTATACGAAGGTGTACGAGACGAAGAACATTTAGATAAACTAACAAACCAAGAACCAATATGGGACTTACTGCAACATGAGGATGTTGTCAAAAATCTTGCACATGTTCATAATCATATTGGTGTACTTAAAGTTCTAAAACCACAAAACATTATAGAACTTGCAGAAGTATTAGCAATCATTCGTCCAGCAAAAAGACCTCTCTTAAATGAGAGTAAAGAAAAAATTAAAAAAGAAGTATGGGTAAAACCAACTGATGGTTCATATTATTTTAAAAAAGCACATGCGATTGCATATGCTGTTAGTATCGTTGTACAACTTAATCTATTTTGCGAACAAGTTGAACAGAACGCCTCTTAATTCTCTTTTGAATTATATTCGATAAACTAGTTTCAGGTCCCCATAACACTTCACAGTCTTTAGTATTCATGTTTAGAATACATTCACTGAAAGGCTCAATTTGAGAACGAAGAAAAAGGTTTATAGGAATTAGTCTATTCGATTCCCACCACCATTGTTCACCAAGTTCAATGAAATGCTTTCTAGCCTCTGCGGACTCTAGCAGTTCAAAGTTGTACATTGACGTTATAGTAGCATCACTGTTAATTATGATTCCAAGATATTCAGTGTATTCCTTTTTATTGCCATATTTGACACAGGAAAAGAACGGATAGTTTTCTTGGAGCCATTGTATTTTATCTTCGTCTATCATAAAATATATTTATGCAATCTGGAATTCGTCTTCTGGAAGATAAATACATATATGATAAACTTTAACTTATACCAATACACACGAGAAATAGAAGTTGTTATGCAAGATGGCGACAACAATGCAACTATGACTCAATTCCTGGGGAATATGCCTATGTATGATACTACACACAAACTACACAAGGGTATTGATAATACTCTTAGATTTAAATTTAGAGACACAGATAGAAAGTCTGTAGACCTTACTGGAAAAACAGTTATATGGAAAATGTATGACCGACAATCCAGAGAGAATGTTCTCTTTAGATATCTTACAGTTACAAATGCAACCAAAGGAATGGCTACAGTTTCAATACCAACATCAGATACAATCATGCTCCCAGAAGGATTTTATCAATATGCGATGTATACAGTTGAAAATGGTGTAGAGCAAATCATTTATACAGATACAAATGATAATGCTCATGGTGTACTTGAAGTATTAGATGATGTTTATCCTACTTTTTCGGATTCACAACAAACAACTACTTTCTTTAATGATGGTACAAATTTCGTTTCTTCAGTGTTTGACGGAGCAGGTGATACAATCAAATCAAAATCACTACATACGTTTGCGGTTTACTATACAGGATTTACAGGAGTTTTAAAAATACAAGGTGATTTAAGTGAACAAGCAAGTTCATCAGATAATGACTGGTTTGATTTAACTCCATCACTTATGTATGACCCATCTATTACGATTAATAATGAAACTGGTGTACAAGGTTATGTTATTCAAGCAAACGTTAACTGGCTTAGAATTACATACCCAAATACAGCATCAGGTACAGTAGATAAGATATTACTAAGAAACTAATTAACCTATTGACATTTGTGTTCCATTGGTGTATTATAAGTACATGGAACTACAACAAACTGTTTATCAATTCATTCCCGGTAAGACAAGACAAAGTTCAGGCGGTTGGCTGAGTTTTAATTGTCCGTGTTGTATCGACCAAGGTGAAACTAGGTCAGATACTAGAATGAGAGGTGGGTTGAAAAACGAGGGTGATTTAGTATCATATCATTGTTTTAATTGTGGTATTACAGCATCTCATAGAAAAGGTCAAGTCATAAACAAGAATTTTGTTAAGTTTATGAGATTACTTGGTGTTCCTGAAAGTGAGATAAAGAGACTACAGATTGAAAGTATCCGAGAAAAAGAATTATCAGAAGGTCCGTGGGTGTTTAAATCAAAAACTCAAACTACAAGAATACCATCATTTCCTGGAATGGAGTTACCTGAAAATTCCGAAACATTGGATGATATACTAAATAAAGATACCCCACCTGAAGGTGCGATTATGGCGGCAAAATATCTACTTGATAGAGGTGTTTATGATTTTGTTGATACATATTGGAGTAGTTCATTTGGATTTAAAAATCGAATCATATTTCCATTCACACAAGGTGATAGAATTGTAGGTTACACAGGCAGAGACTTTACAGGCAAATCAGAGTCTAAGTATATGACGAAGCAACCAAAGAATTTTTTATACAATTCTGATAAGATTAGAGAAGATAAAGAATATCTGATTGTAGTTGAAGGAACAATAGATGCGGCAGTCTTAGACTGTGTTGCAATAATGAGCAACGAAGCATCACAGAATCAGATTGATTACATTAATCAGTTCAAAGGGGAAGTTATCGTATGTCCTGACAGAGATAACGCTGGTAAGAAGTTGATATATCAGGCACAAGAAAATGGTTGGAGTGTTTCATTTCCAACTTGGCAAGAACATATTAAAGATGCGGCAGATTCAGTAAAAGAGTACGGAAAATTATATACTCTGAAATCGATTATTGATGGTCGTATAAGTAACAGTACAAAAATAAGTGTAAAAACACGCATAATGTAAAGCAGGAGCATTAATACAATATGAAAAATAAAGAAATAAAAATTAACGTGATACCAGAGCCAAAAGAAGCGCCGACACCACCACCGATGCCTCCTATGCCACAGCCACCAACTCCACCAAAACAACCTGGAGAATTCTTAAGAGAAAATGGTGTGTTACATATGGACAAAGAATTTAACCAAGATAACTGTATGCCATTAGTAAAAATGATAATGGAATATAATTTGATGCCCACAGATAAGGCACCAGAAATTATTCATTTATATATCAACTCTCCTGGTGGTTATGTAGATAGTTGTATGCATCTTATTGATGTTATTAAACAATCTCGTATTCCAGTTTACACATACGGAATGGGGTCAATTGCATCCTGTGGTGTTATGCTTATGATGTCTGGTGTAAAAGGGCATAGATATCTGACACAGAATACGGCAGTTATGTCACATGAATTTAGTGGCGGAACTCAAGGTCAGTACCATGATATGTTAGATGCACACGCTCACATGGAATGGACAAATCAAAAATTGATGGAACATTATATCAAATGTACTGGAAAGAAAGAGAATTATATTCGTAAGCACTTATTGGCACCAAAGACAGACCATTGGCTAACTCCTGAAGAAGCAGTTAAGCATGGGATTGCAGACCAACTTATAGAAACATATTAACTTTCTATTGACAAATGAATCAGTATATCGTATAATAATATTTAACATCATTAATAGGAAATAAATGTCAGAAGTAAAAAACTACTCTCCGGACTTGCAGAAGTTGTTTGTTCAATTTATGTTGACAGACCCACAGTTGTTTACTAGGGTAATGGGCATCATTGATGAACGCCACTTTGATAGACCTAACCGTGATATTGTGGGTTACCTAGTTAATTATTCTGAAGAATATTCTACTATGCCATCTGTTGAACAGATTAAAGCAGAGACAGGTCAAGAGATAGAATTACTAGAAGACATAGCAAAGCATAGTGATTGGTTTGTTGATGAGTTTGAAACATTCTGTAGACACAAAGCAATTGAACGAGCAATCGTTAATAGTGCTGATTTACTTGAAGAAGGTAAATATGGTGAAGTAGAAACAACTATCAAAGAAGCAGTTCAGATTGGACTAGCAAGGTCTTTAGGTACTGATTATTTCCATGACCCTAGAAAAAGACTTGAAGTTCTAAAAGACAACAACGGACAAATCACTACAGGTTGGAAAGACTTAGATGACAAACTTTACGGCGGTATTAATCGAGGTGAAGTAACTATCTTTGCTGGTGGTTCTGGTTCTGGTAAATCTTTGTTCATGCAGAATATGTCATTGAACTGGGCAGAAGCAGGTATGAATGTTGTCTATCTTACTTTAGAATTGTCAGAAGAATTATCTGCAATGCGTATCGATGCAATGGCAACAGATAAGAGTACTAGACGTATCTTTAAAGAACTAGATGATGTTGAGTTGAAAGTTAAGACAATTGGTAAAAAAGCAGGCATGCTTAGAATTAAATATATGCCTTCAGGCTCAACAATCAATGATGTCCGTGCTTATCTAAAAGAACTTCAAATCGTAACAGGCAAAACAGTTGATTGTATTTGTCTTGATTATCTAGACCTTTTAATGCCTGCAACTAAGAAAGTTAATCCAGGTGACTTGTTTATTAAAGACAAGTATGTCACAGAAGAAATTCGTAACTTTGCAATGGAATCAGAACTAGTCGCAGTTACAGCCTCACAGTTAAATCGTTCAGCAGTAGAAGAAATTGAGTTTGACCACTCTCATATCGCTGGCGGTATCTCTAAAATTCAAACTGCTGATAATGTTATTGGTATCTTTACAAGTAATGCGATGAGAGAACGTGGTCAGTATCAACTCCAACTACTAAAAACAAGAAGTTCAAGTGGTGTTGGTTCTAAAATAAATCTAGTATTTGACAGAGATAGTCTTAGAATTAGTGATTCAGACTTAGATGATGATGATTTAGCAGTAGGAACACAAGATGTATCAAAGGTAGCAGATATATTAAAGAGAAAAACAACGATATCTAACGATTCTAGTGACATTGATTCTGCTACTCCACCAGAAAAAAACCAATCTGCAATGAATCTCCGTGCTATGGTCAAGTCTAAAAAGTCCACTCCATTTGATGATAATTGATAAATAGTGATAGGAGAATTATTTTATGACTAAGAAAGCACGTAGAAGTCTATTTGAAGAATTAAACTCAATGGCGATTTCTAAAAATGAGCCAGAGAGATTCGTTGAGCAAAAAGGCGAACATATAATTTCAGGCGCAATCAACTTAATTGAATTCATTAATCGTGAGTTTGATGAGGCTGTTGCTGTGGACTTAACCAAGCGTCTTGTTAATAGCATTCGTACGGGTGACATGAGAAAATTCAAACGAGGAATAACTCATGCAAAACGAAAAAACTAGTCTTCAACAACAAATCGATGAACTAAAAGTTCTCGCTGGCATTTATAAGCCATATCAACCTGAAGAAACTCAGCAAGAGAATATTTCCTATACGGGTACTGAAAAATCTAAGTATCAAAAGAAACATAAAATAGAACCAGGAACAAAAGAGTGGTTCAAGTTGTGGTTTGCTCGTCCTAGAATGACTGGCGAATCTCCATACGGCAAGGAATAATATGAAGGTTAGAGATATATTAGGTGCAGGCTTAGAAAGAAGATTTAGAGGTCCAAGAAAGCCTCGTAATAAGCAAGTTGGTTTTCATCAGAAGATGAAGAAACTTCTGGATAAAGCCCTTAAAGAAGAGGGTGCAAGAATTCAGCATTTAGAAGATTTAATTATCTGGGATGGTTCAGTCGGTGGACAAAAAGCAATCACAAAACTACATCAAGTAGAAACTTCTCCAAAATCAATTAGTATTAAATGGGATGGCTCACCAGCAGTTATCTTTGGTCGTAATGAGAATGGTGAATTTGTACTTACAGATAAAAGCGGATTCACTGCAAAAGGTTACAATGGTAAAGTAACAAGTGGTGATGACTTAGAGCAAATGTTCTTAAACAGAGCCAAAGGCGAAATTGAAGACAGCAGACGAGAGTTTGCATCAAAGATGAAGAACATATGGAACACAGTAGAGAGTGTTATACCTGAAGATTTCAGAGGATACTTACACGGTGACTTATTATGGTTCGCAACTCCACAATCAAAAGATGGCAGACTTATATTTAAACCAAACGTAACTACATATTCAGTAGATGCTAAAAGTGACATGGGTCAAAAGATAATTAATTATGATGTTGGTATTGTAGTACATGTAGTAATTGACTTAGACGGAAATAAAAGCAACGTAGATATGGGACAACTTAGAGCAGGCAAAACATGGATTATGCCTCCAGTGTATGTTACTAAATCTCCAGGTGTTGACTTACCAGAAGTAGACAGATTAGAAAGTTATCTAAAATCAAATGCAAATGCAATTGATAAGTTACTAGCAGTTCCAGCCGAATTAAAAATGGCAGACTTTGGTAACATTCTTTACACTTATATTAATAATAGTGTAAAAGCAGGCAACCTAGATAAACTAGGAAAGAATTTCAGTGAATGGGTAGACTCATCAAAACTAAGTGGACCTAAGAAAGAACGAGTAGTTCAATGGGTTCAACAAAATAGTGATGGATTTGAAGCAATTTTTCAATTCATTAATGGTGTTATGACCACAAAGAACAAAATTATTAAAACGTTAGATTCTCAACCAGCAGATATCGAAGCCAGTACAAATGGCCAGAAAGGTGGAGAAGGCTATGTAATAGACAAAGATGTGAAACTGGTAAATAGAGCAGGATTCACAGCGGCAAACATGAGGCAAGAGAGATAATTTTCAACTACTAATAATAAGACAATGGGCAAAAGAACAATACCGTACACACAAGCAAGAAAAAAAGGGCAAAGACCAGTAAAGAAAGATATGTCACACTCGACTTTTACAGCGAAAAGACATCCTAACAGCAAACGTGTTACGAGTGGTGCAATAACATAAGATAAATACAATAAGGAAGAAATGATGTATAGCAAAGAGTGTAAATTACATTTAGAACAAGTAAATATGACTCGATGGCAACATTTCAGGCATGCGATAGGTATATCTATGCGTTTGTTTATAGGTTCAATTGCAGTATTAATACATGCATTTGCTCCTAGATGGTTAAAATCTACAGCAACCGATACTTGTGTTGCGATAGCAAAAGAGAACGGAAAATGGAAGACTTAAAACTTGTAAATACTTTATCTGAAAGCAGATTATTCAGAACAAAAAAGATGGCTAACGATGTCAATATAGATGATGCCGCTGACTTGGTTTTTGTTCACTTTCTTATATTGAATATATTTAACAAAGATTATGATTTCGCCCCTCTGGCAGGTGATATAGCATCTCGTACTATGGTTTATAGAAACTTTGATTACTTCAGGACTAATGGTACAGATATGTACATGGCTTTTAATCGTTTAATGGGTAAAGATAATGATATTGGTAATGAGAAAGATGAGATAGCAAAGGGTAGGCTTTCATTACAGAAAGCAGATATTTTAAGATTCCTACTTCATTATTCTAATAACAGAAGCGATGCATCATTTGAGCAAAGATATTTACTGAGATATCAAAGAAATCTTAACGTACAAGATGGTATGCTAAAGTCAGTTCGTAGACTAGTTGGAGATTGGGACAATCTAAGTCAAAATCAAAAAGCACTAGTTGTTACACGATTAGTTCAGTGGATGCGTAGAAAAGCAAGACTAGCCGAAATAATGCCCGCACTTTTAAAATTACAGAAACGTGGTAACTATATTCATAAAGATAGTAAGTCTGCAAAACAAACTATCAAAAAAATATGGGATGAGCCAGTAGTAAAAGCCGCGGCGTTTGGTGCCGCAATTATTGGTGCCAGAAAAGCAGGTAAAGCCTTAGGCAATAAATGGGGCCAAACAACCTACGTCACAGACAGAAATTACAAGAAAAAACGATAATTTCGTTATCTAACGTCTTAATTACCCTCACAATGTGATAAATAAGAGTGTAGGGTACTAAAACCCTAACAGAAAAAGCGAAGAGATATTATCTCGGAGTTTAAATTAATAACATTTCTTAAGGAGAAATAACATGGCAGATTCAAATACACTAGGTACTCAAGGTAACGGTCTAGGTTCAAAAACTACAATCGTTAAACTAGCACTTACAAACATGACAGCGGCTAACTTAGGCACTATCTATGCGGCAATGGGCGCATTAGGTCACACAGTTGCAGGTTCAGGTACAGCAGACGGTTCGGCATTTGTTGCTGGTACAACTGACGTACTATTCATCGCTCTTCAAGGCGCTGACTATACAGCAGACGCTTCAGACGCCCACGGCGTAACTGGCGCGGCTACTACTATCGAAGCAGTAATTGGCTAATACCTACTTTTAATTAAGTGAAAAAGCCCTCTTTATGAGGGCTTTTTTTATGTCTAAACATATAATTTTCTCTATTTTGTATAAATAGATATGTAAGTGATAAAGAAAAACACTTACGATACTTGAGATATCTTCCGAGTATTCAAATGCATGAGTCTATACCGTGCAGTGCCTTGAGATTCCTTCCGAGGTATAAAAAATAAAAATAAGTAAACAAAAAGTTATGTATATTATTTCGTGGAATGGTCCGTGAAGTAATTAATAACAATGGCTAATTATAGGAGATAATAATGGCTGATATAAAAAACTTTGGTATCAAAGGTATTGGTGCTGACGTTCAGTTTGGTAAGTCGGGTGGCCGAGTCGTATACGATTCAGGTAATTCACTTTTCAAAGTAACGACAGACGGTACAACGTTGGGAAAACTTTCAGTTTTAACACCAACGTCTGATAACCATGCGGCAAACAAAAGTTATGTTGACTCTGTTGCTTCAGGATTGGATGTAAAAGATTCAGTTCGTGCGGCTTCAACAGCATCATTAACTATAAGTGGACCTGGTGCGACAATTGATGGCGTATCTATGGTAGCGGGCGACCGTGTACTACTTAAGAACCAGTCTACTGGTTCTGAAAACGGTATCTATCTATGGACAGGTGCGGCGTCAGCAATGACACGTGCAACTGACATGGACGGTTCCGATGAGTTCGTTGGCGCTTTCTTCTTTGTTGAAGAAGGTACTATTAACTCAGACCAAGGCTTTGTATGTTCTACTAACGGTGCAATCACTGTTGGTTCTACTGCAATTGCTTTTACACAATTCACTGGTACTGGTCAGTTAACAGCAGGTAATGGTTTATCTAAATCAGGTAACACATTCAATGTTAACGTTGACGATACATATGTGAAAATTAATGGTTCAGACCAATTAACTGTTAAAGGTACTACGACTACTGGTCAAGTACTTCGTTCAGACGGTTCAGGTGGCGTGGCTTATGGCGCGGTTAACTTGACATCTTCAGATGCAGTTACTGGTGCATTACCATTAACAAACGGTGGTTTAGGTGTTGATGCATCTGATTCATCAGGTAAAACTACTGCTCGTTCAAACTTAGGTTTGGGCTCAATGGCTACACAGGCTTCTACTGGTGTTACAATCACTGGTGGTTCAATTGACATTTCGAGTGGTACTTTAACTCTAGCAAACGACCAAATCTCTGGTGATAAAGTTTCTGGTGGTACAATTGATGGCGCTAACCTTTCAGGTGGTGTTTCAAAAACTATCTCTGCATACGATATTACTATTGGTGCTGGTAAGACGTTAGACGTAGACGGTGTTGTTGATATCGATGCTTCAAGTGGTAACATGGATGGCGTTGCTGTCGGTGGTACAACTTCAGCGGCTGGTACATTTACAACTATGACATCTGGTTCAGTTGACATTAACGGTGGTGCTATTGACGGTACAACTATTGGTGCTAACGTGGCAGCGGCAGGTACATTTACAAACGTAGATGCTAC